GGATCCCACTTACTCTCTTTATTCCATAACAGCTCTAAGCATCGATACTCTTTAGAGTTAGTCAGTTTTATATGGGCATAGAGCTTATAGTTTTCTTTATCTCTTGGTGTATTTATAGCTTGTGATGCAGGCATATTGCTAAATAGCAATAGCCCGGCCAAAAGCACCAAACTACGCCTGCGAGCTATCCGCGGTAGCGGCTCGCCTGCGAGTCTGGAGCGTAGCCGCTTAGTCAAATACCTGTCAATCTTGAGCGTGCTCTTGAGCGTGTCCCACAAGTTTTTAACACCTGTGTATAACTCTTGTGCATAACTATTACGCATCTTTACCCCAGCCTTTACCCTTAAACGATATACCGGGAGCATGGTAAATCTGCCTCATATGAGTACCGCAACATAGCGGCGCTGAGTTGGACGTGATCGGTTGCTCTAGCTCATAACGGATATTGCACAATAAGCACTCATACTCATACATGGGCACGGATATACCCTGCCTTTGTTATTTCGTTAGCTAGTGCAGTTGGATCTAATCCCACGTGCTTTTCAATATAGGACTCAATAAGTAATACAAGCTGATAATTACACGTTTTTGCATCGTGATCCCTGCCGCAATAAACACAGCCCGGCTTAGCTAGTTTCATTTACATCCTCCATCATTACGATACCCATAACACCGCATTTAACGCATTGAAGCGCTTTAACATATGGAGGTAAGTTATCGGTTACGACACGCTCGATATGCTCGGTCACTTTTGCACATAACCGGCACTTAGTTTTATACGCCATATTGTGACCTCTTTAGATATTGCATCTCAAATAGATTAGATCGCGGCACCCAATAGTTATCCTGATAAGGGTGCTTATATTTAGGCACCTTCGCCATATGCACCGGCATCCATCCTAATAACAGGTATACCGGGCTCCATCCGGTAACTAATATAGCTACATCATTAGGACGGCCCGGGCCACGGTTTTGTAAGATTAAATGGCCGTTAGTGTGCTTAGTCCACTTAACCTCTATATTTTCGCCTACGTCTGCCTCCTCGTGGGCATTGTGTATTTTTGGCACGAAGGCATAATCGCCAAAATAGTTAGCTACAGCCGTCTCAGCTGAGGCGCCCTCGGCCTCTTGCCATACAAGCTCGTGCCAGTTTTTATAGACTTGGCCAAAATTACTAGCATCGCCTGTATTAGCATTACGTACGATTGTGCGCTCTAGTCCTACTTTATGAGCTGTAATTTCCTGAGAGCGATCAAGTATTACCTTGGCTAGCTGCGACATTCTGCACACAACCACATTACAACCTCGCCGGTATGATCTCTAACAGGCAAGCCGCCAAAAGGTGTAGTCCATTTTTTACACTCATCGCATAAAACGGCTTTAAGTATAGTTACATCGCCGTTATCGTGGATCGTTGTAGATACACCGTCTTTAATAAACGTTAGCACTCCCATGTCTATAACTGCGGCTTCCATTTGCCATCGCTACCGAGCACGTGCCAGTAAGGCGTGCATTGGTTAGCGCGTAACTTCTCGGTGCATTTGTACGCTGCCCAAGGCTTGCCGGTGCTCTTAGCCTTACCTTCAGCCCAAATCATTGTGCCATGAGGACAACGTGGGGCCTCAGCGACTAGCTCGCCTCCCAGCTGTGTACCAATCTCTACGATAGCCGTAGCCATAGTGGCCATGTCCTCGATAGATGCTTTAGTGCTCCAAGGGTCAGCGCTAGCCGGTAGAGTTTCGACCTTTTCCATATCCTGCACCGTAGGCCTCGAGTTATGCTCAAGACTTGGAGTTAGTAGCCCAATCACGCGGCCATAGCTACTCGTAATTGTGTCCTCTACCATCCATTTACGCATATTTTGAGGATAAGTATTTACGTTACCAAAAGCATAATCTACGGCACTTGGCACCATATCCTCATACTCACGATAAGCCTCAGCTCTTACTAGGATTGTCCCCTTTTCAATATCAAAACTCTCGATAAAAGCGACTAATCTACCTGAGGGAAATTCTGATCGGAAGCGCTTTATCCGCGCGTTTACATCCTCGTACCCATCCAAAAACCCCATTAGATTGCCTCGCTCTCTTTAAGAGCTTTAGCAATAGCGCGGCCTCGTACAAAACCCTCGCCATGGCCCTCGCGGTATCCGATCGAGTATCCGATCACCATAAATAAAAACCCTAGGGCACAAGCTCCTAGGCCTACCAAGATATCTAAACTATTCATTTTTCGCCCTTTGTTAAGGCCGATTAAGCTACTAACCGAGTAGCCCTCTCAGCATTTGTAGTATCAGTATGAGGGCTATTTGTCACAAAGCCAAGTCTAAAGGCTCTTGGCGTGTCGTTACTTGGCTAGCCTGTCCTCAAGCAAAATCTCATAAATACGATCTACCCGCTGCTCTATACGCTCAACGCGCCCGGCTAGGTTATGGCCGCCGTTGCCGTCAGGCTTTAGCTCGGATAAATAAAATATAACTAATTTACGGATGAGCCCAGCCCATAACCCCAAAATAGTAATTACCCCCAAGGTAATACCAATTACGAGCTGGGCTCTTTCCATTACTTAGTTACGCCAAATTGTCCTTCGGACGGTTGGACGGCCTTAAGTAGAGGCCCGATTAGCCCAGCGATAAACGCATTAGCTAATACTTTTGGATCAGATATACCGCTCATATACAGGGCTGCCGCACACGCGATCGCTGATCTTAGATAGGACTTACCTATTGCTATTGCTTGCTCTTTCATTTGTTGCTCCTAAATGCCCTTTAGGATTTGTCTTACTCTAAACCTAAACTAGAGATTAGGGCCTTAGCCTTGGTTGGTGTCACCTCTACCTCGAAGTGCATATCGTCCGGCCGTGTCTTAAAATCGCCGCCCCACTTGAGGCCGTATTTTTTGGCGAGCGCACGGATCATAGGTATTTTCTCAGCTGGGAAAGTGCCAGCTTTGCCGAGAGGATGCTTTGTAGCATTAAGATCGATAGCCGTGCCGGATGAGTGACAAGAGAGTTTAGTCGGGTTGCCTCTAACCATCCTGTAGGCATAGCCCCAATCGTCAAAAGTGCCCTCGTCTATTGGCTCGATCAGCTCGTGAAACTCAGCGGCAAAAGCGGCCAAGAGTGGGCCCACACTCTCGGCACACTTTAGCTTCCGATCAGTACCCTTTACAGGGTATGACTTTATTTTTATCTCGGCCTGATCTTTAGATGCCGGATAGCCGTTATAGCTAGTCTCCATCGGTCAAAATACTAGGGTTTAGCGTTAAAACCTCGTCATCTGTCATAACTCTTTCGGTAATTTCGTGGGTTTCTGTGTTATGAATTGTAATAATTGGATTTGACATTATTTGACTCCCCATAGTGTGTAAGTGCCGCCTGTAAAATTGCCACCACTAGGCAACATTGTTAAGCTAGTTATGGCAGCCGCTTGATTATAGGCTAAAGTCGAATTGAGATAGGAATCGCCATTAGCACCGTCAAAAGTTAAGGCAATACCATTTCCCAATTTGTATCCTGTAGTTTTTGTGTAATTAAATAAGTCAATAATGATTGTGCCGTTATTTGTTGAGTTTTGTTGTCCCGGGCTTACTTGCCAACCGGTTGAATTAAAGGTAAAACTTGCGGATCCAACCGTGCCAGCAAAATAACGATTGGCACCACTATCGCCATTTACTCTGATAAAAAAAGTAGCGTTATTTGTGGCTGGCTGGAAATTGCTAATTGCTAATTGTAAATGTGTATAACTTCCGCTAATACTTGATAAGACAACAGAGGCACCGGAAAGTGTCCCGCTAGCTAAAGAGGTCATGCCGCCTGATGTTGCCGTAGCCCATGCTAAACCTGTTGCAGCTGTTGAGTCTGCCGTTAGCACTTGTCCATTTGTACCCACCGGTAAACGTGCAAAAGTATCGGCACCTGTCCCGGATACTAAATCACCTTTAGCATCAATAGCTGTTGCCATTGAATTAGTAACGGTTACGGTACCTGAGGTGCCTCCGCCCGATATTCCTATCCCAGCTGTAACGCCTGTAATATCTCCAGCTGCATCCGTTACCCAAATAAAATCCATATCGGTATTAGAGTTTTTGCTTAATACCTGTCCAGTAGTACCGCCTTTAAGATCAAGTAAAGAGGCATCGATTGAGTCACCTAGTGCCTCAATAGCCGTAGCTCCATCTTTAACTAGGTCGGTACTCGTAGGTACCGGCCAACCAAAATTAGGGGTAGTAGTTGCCATTACGTTAAACCTCCAAATGCGTTTTCCCACTCAAGTGTAGCGTTTACACCTGTCCAAATCAGGTTAGCCGGGCTTACCGTATTCCATTGTGGCGCGACTAGAGAGAAATCTGTAGGGCTTAAAGTCAGGGTCATATCAACATATGCCGGAGTCGCCTTAATAGCAAAACCCTCTATAAAGCCGTTGAATGAGCCGTTAAACATATTGATCGGTAGATCGTTAATAATCATTGGCTGGCCAAAAAATACGTCTATCAGCTTATTACGCTCAGCATCGGGTAAATTATTGCTATCTAGTCTAAAAGTGAGGCTTTGTAATTGCTCACGTGGGATAGCTCTTAGGCCAAGATCGCGAGCCATTACCGTATTAACATCGGCCAAATTGTGCAGGTTAGAGGTTACGTCTCTTTGATAGCGGCCGTAAGTGGCCACCGAGTCATTATCTACAGCTGAGGCGGTATTGGCGTAGTTATTGCCGTACTTAAACACTAGCGAGTTACGGATCTTGCCTATCTGTAAAATAGATTTAATACTTGAGGGAGTGGCGTAATTGGCTGAGATCGTTGTATAGCCGTTAGCCGATAGGTAAGTCGTACGGTGGTCGGCATCGGCATAACAGACTCGTCCGGCCTTATCCTCGTAGAGCTGGCCTAAGCCGCTTTGTGCAATTTGAGCGCATAAGTTATAGCTACTGTATGGATCGGCAGCTCGTGAAATCATCTCGTATAGGCCAGGCTGATCGATCTCGCCAAGTCCTACGTTTTCTGCATTAGCCCACGTTGTAGTCGGATCGTAGTCTTGCCATTGTAAAGCTGGGGCTACCTCATTCCAAGAGTTAATAAGTAACTCGTTAAGTATGTCGTATATCTGATTGCCGTCCTCGTCCTTAGCCAAGGCATCGGGAAAGAGAGCCTTAGTTAATTTAGCCAAGGATCCAACGGCCAATATATTACCGATTGTTACAAAGCCTGTTTCCTCCGGAGATCGTACAGAGATACCAAAATCCGATACGGCCCCGCCAAATACAGGGATATAAGTGCCAGCGCTGTTTTTCAATTCAAGGGTCAAAACATCGGTGACGTCTATATCAAAAGCCGAGTTATTAGTATTGACGATTTCTAAACGTGCATAGCCGGCGTTGCATTGGAGATCAATATCATCTCGACCTGTTGCCATTGTTACGCTCAGTACGGTGTCGTAAACGGTCGTACCGATTGTAATTCTCCACTCCGGTAGCCATGTCATAGCTGCACGTAAACTCCAGAGTCTCGATTAGTAGAGGTACCGCGATAGGTAGATTGGTTAAGAGCATCGGCTACAGCTCGAGCAATAGCCTCAGGATCACCGATACCCGCCTCGATAGTAATATTTACGTTACTACCGCCTCCGGAGTAGCCCATAGCCGAGCCCGGGAAACCGCTAGAGGCATAATCACCGGCTCGACCGCTACCGCCATATACGCCGCCTGTACCCGGTACGATAGGTACAAAGCTGCCTTTAGCAAGTGCATCGTTTAGTGCGGCACCTGTAGGAAAACCTTTAGGGCTAGCATTTGGATCGCCTAAAATAGGGGCCGCGTGAGTTGGCATCTTGCCACTTTCCATGGCGGCGATAGTCCTTAACAGAGCCATAGCCTTTTCAAGATTGGATATGTTAATCAAATCCTTAGGGACAATATCCTTAAGAATAGACTCAATCTCTACGAGTTTAAGTTTTTGATTAGTCAAAGCGCTAAGAATGAGCAAATCCTTATTTAGCTTGGCGGTGCCAGCCTCAATAGCTTTAATATCCTTAGAGGCTAAAGCATCCTCTAAATCATTCATATCCTTTTTGACCTGCAAGCGAGCAAGATCGTTAGTAATTTGTAAGAGCTGGGTTTTATCTGTTACATCGGCTAATTGGCGAGCTGTGTTTAGGG